CGTAGAAGCCGCCGGGCCGGAACGAGACGCAATAGATCGAGCCGGTGACCGCCGAACCGCCGCCGGCCGCGACCTCGTTGAACGGCAACAGGTCCGGCGAATCGTCCGGCTCGTAGCCGAACAGGATCGGCAGGCCCTTGAACTTGATGATGCGCCGGCCGAAATCGTCCTCGGCATAGGCCACGGTCTGGTTGACCAGCGTGTTGTTGCGCGCCGCGGCGTCGAATTGCGGCATCAGACCGCGCGGCATGATCCAGTGCGTTGGCTTGTTCACGCGCCAATACAGGATGTCCAGATTGGCGAGCGACAGCGCAGCGCCGCCGGATGCGGCCGAGTTGTTGATCAGGTTGCCGGTGGCGGCGGTGGAATCGAGGCAGCGCGCCTGGATGCCGTTCGGGGTGCGGACGTTCGCTGAATTGTCCGACTTGATGACATTCTGCGAGAAGAACTGCGCCAGTGCGGTGGACTTCAGCTTCTCCTGCTTGTACTTGCCCTCGGGGCCGAGCCGGTCGATCATGGCGCGGTCGGCGAAGATGTAGTCGTCGATGAAGAACGTGTCTTCCTCGCGCAGGTTGAAGGTTCCAAGCCCCTGGTTGCCGGCCTCGTTCAGGCCGCGGAAACCAACCGTCGGCAGCGATGCGATGTCCATATAGGAGCGCTTGCCGCGCTGGGCGGGAAGGATCGGGATCGCCCGCATCACATCCGACGTGTCGACCATGTTCTCGACGAAGGTCCGCGTCGGATCGTTCTGGTCGATCGACTTGGCGTATTCGACGAAGTTGGTCGGGGTGGTGATCGTGGTGGTGAGCGAAACCATTTAGATGTCCTCCGTCAGCCCGCTTTGCGAGCGGCGCGCTGATCCTGTGCAAACCGACGCTGTTCAAAACTCATCCCGTCGTAACCGGGGATTTCGGTGGTATCCGGCGCGACGCGATGCTGCTGCGAGAACGGCCCCGTGCCCTGCGACGTCAGCCGCGTGATGTGCGCTTCCCAGGCCTGCACCTGGGCGGCGGTCACCATCGTGCTCTTGAGAACGCCGAGGCCCTGCGCGTCCATCCATTGCGTGACGGCGTCGACGCGGGTCGGGCCGGTGGCGCCGAGCTTGGCCACTTCAGCCGAGCGCGCGGCGTCGATCTGGGCCTGCTCGCCGACCTTGGCGGCGGCGAACACGCCGAGCGCGTCCGAGAAGTCTTGCTGGGTCCAGCCCTTGGCATGCGCCATCGCGCGGGCCTGGGCGAGTTCGGGTGCGGCCGGATCGAATTCGAACTTGACGCCTTGCGGCATCTGGAAGTCTTTCGGCAGCTCGATCTTGTAGGCATCGGCGGACGGCGGCAGCGAATTCTTGCGCACCGCCTCGGCCGCGTCCCTGGTCGACAATTCGTTGAAACGCGGGATCAGCGCCTCGATCTTGACCGCGTTCTTCTCGGCATCCCAGTAGGAATCGGGCAGGCCCTCGGGCCGCGCCGGGGCTTCACTCTTCGGGGGCTCGGTCCCAGCCGGGGACGTGGGTGTCGGCGGTGATGCGGCGGCCGGCGCCGCGGGGGCGGGCGACGGCGACGGGCTCGGCGGTTGGGAGGACAACGGGCTGTTCGGCTCCGCTGCTGCCGGCGCTGCTGCTGGTTCGGTTGACACTTTCCGCAATCCCCTTGGCCATCAGGCCGATCAATTCGGACGCGAAACTGCGTTCCCCTTGATTGGCTCGCAACGCACCACGGAGTTGAGGGTCAGGAATTTTCATCAGCCGGCGCTGCAGAAAAATGTAGAGATTGTGCCCGTCGGGGGTCATCGCGATGCGGTCGAGCGAGTCCACGATCTCTTTCTGGGTGGGGCGGATTTCGGTCATGCGGTGGGTGCCGAACCTTCATCGACGCCGCCGACATGACGCGCGCCGGCAAGTTGGGCCATCTGGTCGACGGCCTTTTTGACCTCTTCAACCGGTCGCTGCTCGATGATGGAGACCCGGGCCTTGGCCAGCCAGTTCGCGATCGTCTTGCGGCCGTCGATGTTGATCTTCCACTCTTCCGGGAACATGGCGCCGAGGATCTGCGCGGTGCGCGCGGCTTCCGCCAATTCCTGTTGCTCGGCGGCGGCCTGCGCCGGATTGCGCGCCAGGGTCGCTATCATCTTGCCGTCGACCTTGACCGGGACGATGGAGCCCGATTGCTCCGAGAGGTATTTGTAGCGGATGAAAATCTGCGACAGGTCGCGCCAGAACGGCAGGCCGGGCGTGCCGATCCGCCGCTGCGCGCGCGCCATCTCGTCGAGCCACTGGCCGAGCGTCGGCGGGGTGTCGCCGGTCTGCTCGGGCATGTCGACATAGAACAGCTTGCGCAGCTTGTGCAGCTTGTCCTCGTATTTGTAGGCGCCCTCATGCGCCGGCGGCACGTCGTAGATTTTCTTGACCGCACCCTCGTGGCCGGGCTGGATTGGATATGCGAAACCGGATTCCAATCCCTGCTCGACATTGGTGAAGCTGTCGGACGGATAGGTGATCGGCGGACGCAGCGACAGGTCGAAATGCTCGTCGAGCGCCATTTCCATCTCGTCGATCTGGCGCAAGGACGGCAGGCCCTGGATCAACGGGCCGAGCCCGAACGGCGAATCCGCAGTCGGGTTGAAGCGGCCGACCCACAGCGGACAGCAGCCCTCGCCCTTGATCTCGACGTCATGCACGAGGTCCGAGCCGGTCTTGCCGATCATCACGACGTGCTGCCAGCACTCGTCGCTCTTGTCGTCCCATCTGCGCCAGAAACCCCACACCACCTGGGTGTGCGCCTTCGGCTTGTCGGTGATTTCCTTCAGTAGATCGGCGTGGTTCTCGGAGACCTTCTTCCAGATTTCTTCCCCGACCAGCTCGCGGACATGCACGTTGCGGGTGAACCTGGTCACGAACCGATCGTCGATCTCGCCGCGCGGGCCGAGGTTGACGTCGAGTTCGCGCAGCGGGATCGCCATGTTATTGATCGGGTGGGACGGATGCGGCCGATCGATCCACAGCCCGACCGTGCCGATCGACAAATCCGGGTAGAACGCCTTGGCCACCTCGGGATACAGGTTCGATGTCTTCATCGCGTTGAAGATCGTCTGTTCGATATTGCGGACGTCGGCCTCGACCTTCTTCCAGACCTCGGGCGGGCAGCCTTCGCCGGGCCCGAGTTCGCACCACGGCTTCGCCTCCGGCATGAAGGCGTTGACGATCTCGGTGACGAAATCGCCGCACAGGATGAACGCCTCGTCGGTGTTCAGCTCCGGCGCGTCCTGCATCCGCGCCATGGTCGGCGCCGAGACCGAATTCAGGAAGCGCTGGCGGTGCGGGGACGCGAAGAAATAGCACTCGCGGAAATCCATCTCCCACTGCGCCTTCCAGGCGCGCGCGGCGGCGAGACGGTCCTTGGCTTCGGTCTGCAGCGGACTTTCGCCGGCGGCCTTGGGCTTCGCTGCCATCAGAACCCTTCCCTCGCGGCGGCCGCCGGAGCGGGCAGCATCCCGGCGCCGGCCAGCGCCTGCTTGGTGCCGAAGCGGGCCAGGATGCTGGCGGTGTCGATCTGCGCCTGGTTCTGCAGGTTAGTGATCAGCGACCGCTGCGCCTGCGCCTGCGTCGCCGCAAAGTTCGGGTCTTCCTCGATCTTGGGTTTCTCGGCTTCCATCGTCCCGGACCACTCCACCGCGCCTGATCATCTGGCGGTAAAGCGCGTCCGGCCGCACGGCAACGCACCCCAGCCCGACCAGGTGCGCGACCGCGGTGGTGCAGAACAGCCCCCAGCGCAGCAGCGGCAGGCGGTCTTCCGACACCTCCAGCGTTACCATGCAGTTGCCCTTGACGATGTTTCCGAGGATGGTCTTGGCTTGGTCGGTGTCGGCCAGGAGTTCAATCCGCGTGCGCCGGAATCCGACGTCGTAAATGATCCAGACGCTGAGCTCTGGGATGAAGGCAAACGCCGAGACGTGCTTGAAATGCCCCAGCGCGATCGCACCGAAGAACCAGTTCTCGGCCTTGCGGTGAAACACCACCGTCCAGCGCCGGGCCTCGATGCCGAATCCCGGCACCTCCCTCACGACACCCGCCGCATCGTCTTGCGCCGGTTCCAGGCCTGCACCGGTTTCTGGTCGCCGAACGAGCCCATCGTCACCGCCTTGCCCTCGCCGCCGCCGAGCAGCATGTTCTCGCCGGCTTCGCAGATGTGGCTGTACTGATTTTTCTCCGGCTCGTCGGCATAGCGCTCGCCCGACACCCGGATCCGGCGCATGAAATAGCCGCCGCTCATCCCGGTGATGAAGGTGACGCAGGAAGGATCGACCAACAGCCGCGACGGCCGCCCGCTCTGCGACCGGTTCATCATCACGAAATTCACCGCCTCGTGCCGGACGCTGTACTGGTTCTGCGGATTCGGCGCCGGCCGCACCGTCATGCCGTGCTCGCGGAACACGTCGAACGGCGTCTTGTCGGTCGCCTGGCCCCGGTGCTGGCCGGCCGGATCGCCCCAGAACTCGAACTTCATGCCCGGGTATTTCACCGACAGGAAGCTCTTGAGCAACGGCGCAAACTCGACCGCCGACATATCCCGCCCGATGAATT